TATAAACCCATCTGAATATGTATAATTGCTTATGAGATTAAACAGTATATCTCCGTATCCTCTAGGTAAATTATATTTCATAATATTGATATTATCTTGAACCGCTTTGCCAGTTTCTTGATTTATTGTTTTATAGTTTTCGATAAAGAAAAACTTTACATCTTTCACACTTTCAAAAACATATTCAAGATTTCTAGTGTATATTCTCCAATTTAATGGACTGTATGCGCACCTTATTAGCCAACTACTATCTTTAGCTTGTCCACGAGTTTTAGAATCATATGGGTGTATAGTGTCTACATTAGTTATATCTACAAAATACCAGGTTTGTGCTACATAATCAAAGCCCATTCCGAAACCACGTTGAGCACCAAATTGAATATTTAAAGTTGCGTATTCGGAGGCTAATAAAGAAATTCTAAAATTAGGTAAAACCATTATAGGAACATCACTATTTGTTACTAATGAACTTAACAATACTTGACCTAAACCATCAGCATTAAATCCTGAGATATTATTATTATCAACCGAAACAACTCCAACCCATCCAGCACTTAGAAATTTAATCATTGCACCTGGTATGATAAATTGAGCTAACGGATATTGTGAACCACTTCCTGCGACCATCATACCATTGATAGATTCGAAGTAACCGGAATTACTAAAATTAGTATTGGTTGCAGCTACCCAACTTGCACCAAGATTGGATGGAAAAGTTAAACTACTGCTAATTATAGAATTATTTAACCAATAATCGTATATAAAGTTTTGTAATGCATCATAGGCTAATTGTGGTATAACATAATTTAAACATAGTTGTTGGCTGCTGTAATTTGCAGATAATGCTATTTCTTGGTAGTTGTCATCGGTATCTTTATAGATGCCACCATCATCGCTAAACACTTTAGTATTTTGATATGTTCCAGTTGGATCATTTAAATCTATGTATCTACTTTGTCCGCTATAGACTCTATTTATTGCAGTTACTTTTAATGCTGATGAGTTGGTTCCAGGCAGGGCATTATAGTCATCACCACTAACCATTCTTCCTTGAGTATTATAAACTGCTCCGGCTCTACGACGTATGTCATCGTTGGATTCACTTACACTCGCATTGGAAATAGTTTCTTGTAAATCAAATGTTATACCAAATCGTTTTTGTGCTAAATTGGTAGTAGTATATGGAATTTGAATTTGAATACTTTCCATTTCTTGTGGTCTAATAATTAGATTTTGGTTAGCTGAAACTCTATACCAAATTCTAATATTTCCCATTGGAATTTGTCCAAATCTACCGTCTCCGAATCTAATGTTTATTGCATCGTTAACTTGTGTTATAACTTGAAATATATTTTGAACATTCGGGTTGACACTATTATAAGTTATATTATCTACACTTACTAATATTTTACTAATGTCATCTGTGGGTACAAATCCTACTCTGGTCCAAAACCCATTATTTACTATATATCCTGCATCATTAATGCTTTGTACCCATACATCTGATTGATTTATATTTTGAGCAGTAATATTTAAAATTCTATTTTCTAAAGGATTCGTAACATTATAATCGGTTTTCACTAATGATCCTTGTTTAAACATCATGAAAAATCCAGTGTGAGGAGAATCATTACCGTTGCTATCATTTTGATAAATGATATTAAACATGGCTTGTGGGTTTGGATCTATCTCAAAAAATCCGGCGCTTTCGTTAAAATTGACATTTATAATATCAAATGGATATGTTGTATTATCAACAGATGTACTAAACGGAAAATTTCCTGCGCTGTTAGGTATATTATTACATTGATATAATTGAGTAGGAACTCCTCCTACTGTCGAACTCTGCAATGGTGTGCCGAATGGATTAGTATTAACGAATACATCATTTATAACTTGAATCCATTGGTCATACCAATTAGAGTTACTTGCGTCGTTCCAAGTAATAACCATATTATTTAGGTTATTTCCAAAAGAGTCATATATGTCATTTGTAGTAGATACTTGAACGATTTTAACTAATCCGCTTGCGCAATTATTTCTACTTGGACTATATGATAAAAATCTAGCTAACCGTAAAACACTTTCTCTTCTTCTAGCAACATCGATAAAATTTTCTCTAGCATTAAGATCCATTCTGAAAGCAAGGCTTTGGCCTAGATATGCTAGTAAATCTAATAACGCTACAAATTCAGATGAATCAATCCAGTCGTTATAGTCTTCAGGATAATTCAACCTCACATAATCTACCATAGAAGACCGAATAGAATCGAAATCATACGCATTTAAATTTACTTGAGTAAATGCCTTATAGATTACCAACCAGTCATTGCCGGCAAAAAGTTCAGATATACGAATCGCTTGTGACATTGTTTATTATACTCCCGTGGTATTTCGAGTCTGAGCTTGTGTATCAAAATTTACAGATAATGTTGTGGTCATAGCTAAAGGTGCATACCACATTTCCATTACTATCGTAATACCATGATCTATATCAAAAATATTAATAGATATTAAAGAAACCCTCGGATCACTTTTGACTATTCTAGTGGCATCATCTATTATTTCTTGTCTACTACCGTTATTTAAAATTTCAAAAAGTTTATCCCAAATAATGGTTCCATAGTTGGGAAGCATTACTCGTTCACCTTTACGAGTGAAAAATTGATTTAATAAATCTTGTTTCACTAAATCTATATTATATAAGGTAAATTTTTTGGTGGTTAAGGTATCAGCTTGGGTGCTGAATCCCATAATCGTTAAGTTCGTTGTCGTTGCCGATGTTGCCATTAAAAAC